GTTGATCGCTTACGTTTGCGAGAGGTATCATAGGATTTTTTGCTGATGAGCTTGCCATCTCTAAAGTACATCCGGCGACCATTGGCTCCTTTCCTGGTGTAAAGCCCCACTGGCATATACTCACATATGAGTAACACTATTAAAGCTGATTGGAAGTGTATCTTCTGCGTTACTTATTTTTGAGTATAATGGGACTTCTTTTATACTAGAACTTACTGGTTTACTGATGAGCTTGAAGAATACAAAGAAGTATAGCCTGGGCACACCATCTCTGATGCGTGGCCTCGATAAGGGTCAGGAATGCGAAGTAAAATTCCTTACTGATCCAAAGCCTGTAGAAACAGAGCACGGAAGTAAGTTTGACATACAAGTCCAATTACTTTCCCATCCTCATGAATCCTATTCCTCTCTTCCTAAAGAGGGAAGGAGACTTACCTGGAGAACTAACTGTCACGTTGTGAGAGTAACCATTATGGATCTCTTTAACAATAATACAGAAGACTTTCAGAAGGATTGGTACGACTGTACCTGGACTATCTCCTGTAAAGAAGATGGTAATATCTGGATTGATGCATGAAGCGACGCTGTAATCTTTGCTTACAGTCTAAGGACCATCTTAAGACAGATAAGTTTAGTGATGCAGTAACAATATGTTATGAATGTCAGGGAATCCTAACCAAAATAATTAAGCAAAATTGGATTACCATTTAGCTATACAACCAAATCCGTTTAAAGAAAAGATGAGGACTAGAGGATGAGGTGGGGTAGCATAGGGTATAAAAAGCGAGTTTGGGGCGTAGAAAGGCACTCCAGGGGCGTTATTTGCGCAATCCTAAGCGTTTCATTGGTTCGGCAGTGGCGTCACCCTGGTGTGCTTCTGCTGCTTTGTTGATCAGTGGGATTAATTTGGAGCTTAACATTTGGACATACCAGGGTTGTCCTTCAAGTTCTTTAGCCATATTATGCATAATCGAGAGTTGAGAACCTTCCTCAGACTTGCCGAGTTCCTTAGCTGCATTCCCCATAGCACCATTCCAAAAATCTATCGCTGCCTTTCTCGCTTGAGGAATCATAACCTCCTCGAAATCGACCAGAGTCTGATTTCGGATTTGGTCAGTGATCACTCCAAGGCTAGCTAACAGAGTTTCGTTTGACTCTTCAGACATTAACCAGGACTCAATTTTTTCCTGAGTTCTTAGCGGTATCCAATAAGTATAGATCAATAAGTAAAGTCCAAAGCTCAAAACCCAAACAAGAGCGAATAGTGCGTCGGTCATCGTTCCTTAAATCCTTCTGTGTCTCTAACATCGAATGTCAACCAATCCCATAACGTACTCAAAGGAGCCTCTTTTACTTCTGTAATATCTTCTGCTACATCTTCTGCTAAATCTTTAACAAAGTCTAGTACAGAATTAGCAATGGGTTCAACTTCTTTAGCTGAATTATAAAACGAACCAAGAACAACCCCACTTGGTAAATTTAAATCCACTCCTGGAGTTAATTCAGCTACAGAAAATACGTTTGACAACCAGTCAACCGTTTTATTATTTTTAGCTAAAATAGTCCAAGCTATAGCCAATATTACGGGGGCAAGTATAGGTGCCATTACCCTGGCTATTGCTAGCCAGTCAAGTTTGTTAATATCAAAATCTATTTTCTGAACCATTCATACGAGTCTCATGAATGCGGTATGAATGTCGGATATGTCACCAGTGTTATTAGTGATCTGGAATTGTAACAACTTTTGATCACTAGCTCTATTTTGTAACATGTAAATATTCCACACGTCGGCTGTCATTGCTTCGGCGGCATCATTCATTACATCATAGAAACTAGGAAAGTTTCCACCAGTATCTGCCGAAGTTCTCAAAGTAGCGGCGGCATCTACGGGGCTCAAATTAGCGAAGGCAACACTATCTGGTCCCATAACTGCTTTAATTGCGAAATTTCCACCATTACTAGGTTTAACAGCAATAAAGAGATCGTTGTACCCTGTCATATCTAAAGGCCATGTACCATCAGGATTAATGTCAGGCGTTAAAATCGATGCACCATTAGCTATTGCTTCATCAGTTAGAAAAGCAATAAAGTCTTTATCACTACTCTTGACTCCTTTCCAATCTCCCTTTTCATCTACAAAGCCAGTGTCTAGGACAGGTTGAACAGATTGTGGTACTTGTATAGTACCGTCTACTGTTGCAGACTCAATCCCTGCTTCCCTGGAAAGGGACCAAGGTGCTAGACCTTTCCTGTTGCGAACCATTTAACTTACTGGAAAACTAAAGTAATTCCAGCTTCACAGGTTCCAGTATCTCCAGACATCGCAACTGCTACACTTACCTGGTTACTTGCAATGCAAGGAATATTAACTTCCTGGCTAAATGCGGCGACTGTGGCTCCGTTGGAAGCAGGTGTACCATCTACACCAGCGCCAGCAAAAACCAGGGTCTCCTGGCCTGATTGTAAACCGTCACCACTGACTTGACAGGCAAAGGTGGTTACACCATTCGCAGCACTATCTGTTGCTACGCTTGCCATTATACCTACTATTGCGGTTGATCCTGCTGGTACTTGAATAGACGCGGTTGTACTCTGTCCATACAGTCCTGTTATTGCGGTAAAAGAATCCGCAGCTGTTACTTGTCCTTCCCTGGTTCTATAGAATGCCATTGTTTTTTCTCCTTATATTTTTAGATACCATTTATCTGTGCCGAGCTTTACGTTTGGTATCATTTTCCGTGCTACGGCCCCTCCAGTCGCTACTAGAACGGATGTAACTAAGGCTTTACGTCCTCCGCTACTAGTAACTGTAGTCTTTAAATTTTCTGCTAAGCGTCTTCCCGCTCTTTCAACGTTTCCTTCCATTAACCAACCTGTGACTGAATCTTTATTGGGTTGGGTTGCGGTCCATCCTGACTTGCTGTTTATCCAGCCGCCGAGTATGGCTAAACTTGCTAATCCGCTAACGGACGGGTGTGGCATTCGTTTCATGTTATATCTCCTCTTTGGATTGCCAGTGTAAGCTCTTCGAGCGGTTTTACGACGCATTCCTTTCCTGGTTGATCGCTTACGTTTGCGAGAGGTATCATAGGATTTTTTGCTGATGAGCTTGCCATCTCTAAAGTACATCCGGCGACCATTGGCTCCTTTCCTGGTGTAAAGCCCCACTGGCATATACTCA